TTCGATCAGCGATCCGTCAAAGTCGTGTGGCCCATAACGTTCTCTATTCTTTAACTCTTGTATGTAATTACTGTTCTCAATATCCATCGAGCTATACTCTTCGTGAATCTTACGACAAGGATCATTAACAAAAATTTTTGTGTTAAGCTCTTCAATCATTCGTTGTTGTGTGTTTCTCCAACTCATTTATGTAGCTCCCTATATTTTTTTAAATCAATAACGTTACTAGAAATAGGATTATCAGGTGTATAATGATCTATAATTTTTGAGATCTTATCTAATTTAATTTGAGCATAAGGAAATAATAAACAACACACGTGAAAGGCATCTCTAAAACAACATCTCCATCGATATTGCATTTTATGGCCTCCTTTTCTAGGTTTTTTACGCACGGTACCACATCCTACAACAGAGTGAACCCATTCTATTATAAATTTATCAGTCATAGAAATCTCCATAACAATACGCCAACATTTATATCGATTAACTTTGTTACCTTTTTTCTTACGTTCATAATATTTTTTGTAAGTAATACTTCCTTCTCCATCAAATAATCCAGCGATGTAGGCTGCATCAACTTCAGTCATTGTTTCCTTTAAAAAATTTTTTGCAATGTTCAGCAAACTTCTCATCATCTAATTGATCACCGAAAAGTTTTATAATGGCTTTGTAAGCGCCGCCACCTTGGTACTCAACATCTTTTTTAGAAACGTTATTATTTTTTTTAAATTTTATTTTATTTTTTATCGACATATAAAACCGTGAATTTATCTTCATAGCCATCATAATAATAACCATTAACTTTTGGTTTTCTGCTATATTTTTTTTTACTTTCTACCTTCTTGGGTTTAAATTTGGGTGTTCGAAGCGCTTTGGCCACAGGATTTTTCACTGTAGCCTCGCTTTTTGAGCTATCTCATCGAGCTCCTCAATCGTAGGCGCTTCCATTTCTAGTTCGCCTTGTGATTTACATTTCTCACATTGAACAACCATATTCTTAGCAATTCTTTTGTAACCATTGCCGGTACATTCTGGGCAAATATATCTATTGTTTGGTATTCTTATCTTTTCCATTTGCTTTCACACCTTTGTTATCTAAAAAAAATCTAATAAGTCTGCCAATCATTTTTGACCTGGTCCTATTAGTTTTTACTGCGAGGGTCCCTAATTGTTCCCAATCAGCCTTATTAACTGATAGAGATTTGTACTTAGCTGGATCTGCCATTCGTTTCCTTTCTGATTTTTATTCTTCTCATAGGTGGGAATTTACCCATAAAAAAAAGAATTTGCAAGTGTTATTTTTTTATTATAATGTGAGGATCTCTTCTCACACCTTTTGTTTGTTCGTCCCTTTCTTGGGACGGACAGACAACTTAAATATCCATTTTAGGTTCACACTTAAACCCAATCACAATTCTGTCATTATTAACACGATCTTGCCCCATTTGATTCATCATTTCTTTGGCTATATCATAACCTGAGGTTGCACATTCAAAGTGTGAATTATAAACTTCTTGACTTGGTGTAGGAGGTAAACAGTTCTGATACATTTGTGTACAGATTGTAAATACTAATATGAATTTCATTAACGCCCCTGGCCACGATACTTCTTCCAAGTTCTTCGTTTATGTTTATTCATTTTACATAAACTAGGGTGTCTACCAATATTTGTTTTATTAAATATAGGTTCGTGTACTACTTGATCTTTAAATTTTTTCGCCATCTTCTTCTAGCCATTCTCTAACAAAAGGTTTAGCACCTTTGGGTGCTGTAATAGTGGGCAAATAAACTATCTTACCATTAACGTGTTGCTCTAAATCAGCACCACAATTCATACATCTAAAATAATCTCTTCCAATACAAACTAATCCCGTGAATTCTTCACAGGTTGGACATTTTCCATTTACAACTTCAGCTACAAATTTGAGTCTTTTTTTTCTAGGCATTACTCTAGTATTAATGCTTTTATAGAGTAAGATCCATCTATATTTTTTTCTAATTCTGCTTTAGATTTGATACATTTGTATTGTACATTAGGTGCAGGGACTCTAGTAGCCTCACGTTTATGCTTTAAACAAACTGACATTGAAGGTTTTCCTGTGTCTGGATCAACCTGTATTCTATGCTCCTTGATATCCGGCCCTATAAACATTAGGAGGGCTACAATATGCTCGATCATAATATTTTACCTTTGTTCTTACCCTCTTTAATCATATATTTTTGTGTGCCATTCGCACCTATCTCTACTTCTTCTTTTAATTTTTTAGTAAAGTTCATTTGTTTAGCTTTTTTTTCTGTGTCTTCTAAATACTTTAAAAGCTTTCTAGTGATTCGATCCATTTCCATTGGCTCTTACCTTATCTTTCAACTGTTCTACATCAATTAATAACTTTTCAGTTTGTTTTTGTAAAAATTGTATATTAACTTTGTTGTGCATCATATCCTCGATCCGCGTCTCTATCTTCTCTACCGACTTATAAAGATCTTCCAATAAAAATAGCTGCTCTTGGTCTACCGGGACCTGTTCGGACTTCTTAAGCAAATCATTTTCAAACAATTCACGTGAAGTCTCTAACGATACTAACCTTGAAGTTAGCTCGGTATAAGCGAAGACGCCCATTGCTACGAGAACGATGAGGCTAGCAACCGTCTTCATTGGCATTTGCACTGCGGCTGATTCAGAAATTTTTAAGGCCATAACTATTTATAAAAATCGTTAAAAAGCCACTCTACAAATTTGTTCCATAGATTTTTAATCTTATCTATTATTTTACAACAAATGTTTTTACATTTTTCAATCATTTTTTTTCTCCTCAATTTCATAAAAGAAATTGTCAGTGTCTTCGGTTTTCCATTTACCTGTATCTTCGACATTCCACTCGTTTGTTTGCACTTTCCAGTCAGGAATATTATCTTTCACAGTGAAAGAAGGTAAATCCCATATACATCTGTTGTTTGGCTGTGCCGCATAGTTCCCATCATCGAGGGCTATGATGTGAGCGCACTTATGTTCGTGCGGAATTTCCGAATGATCGGTATCTAGTATATTACCATCTGGATGTGCCCAGTCAACTGTAAATAAATAACTACCGTGGTGCCATTTCTTGTCTTTACCTATGTATTTGCCTGAAGCTGCGCTTAAGATATTCCAAGAAGTAACAGTAGGAAAATAACTAAAAGAATTCCATAACTCCAGTTCGTCAAGTCTACGTTTAGGAACATCTTCGATTTTAAATCCTCTTTGAATAAATGCTGATATTGGGAGACGATAAAAGATTGCACCATTTTCCATAATTGCGTGAAATAAGATTGCACGCCCACCCATAGAGGTGATACCAAAGATAATACAGTCTTCAACTTCTCCGTGATGTTTTTTAAGATCATATAAATACTCCTTTCGTATTTGTGCATAGGTAGCTGGAATGTTTGCATTTAAATAAGCCATTATTTTATTTTACCCCAGTTTTCTCCTTGCTCATAATCTACTTTGTTCGGTACTTTAAGTTTTACAGCGGACTCCATTATCTCAATAATGTTTTCAGCTTTAGCATCAGATTCAACAGATATATCTACTTCATCGTGAATTTGAATGTGTGGTATTATACCATTTTCATATAAAGCTACCATAGATTTTTTTGTCATATCTGCTGCAGATCCTTGTATTAATTTATTTAATGCTTTGTAAGTAAACGCACGTTTTAATGGTTCATCATATTCTTTTCTAGCCATCTCTAGTGGTAGTGGTTTAAATATACCAAATTGAGTTGGCTGCCATAAATCAAAATGACACGCACGTCCTCCTAAAGTTCTAATCTTACCTCTGTCATTTGCTTTACGAGATACATTATCCATAAGTTGTTTTACGAATGGAGCTTTACTGTGATATTGTTTTATTAATTTTTCTGCAGACTCTTTCATTAAACCTAATTCGGCCATTAATTTATTTTTACCCATACCATACATAAGACCCAAATTGATCGTCTTGGCTTGCTTACGTTCTATGCCTGCCATATCGGCCACGACTTGGTGGAAATCAGCGTCTCCGGCGTTGTATGCGTCTACAATTTCATCAACACCTGATAAATTTTGTAGTTTTGCATAATGCACTAAAATTCTAGGCTCTTGTTGTGAGTAGTCAAACGATCCCCATTTACATTTTTCTTCCGGTATAAATATAGATCTTATCATTGGACCAAGTTCAGGATGTCTTGCTGGAATCTGTTGTAAGTTTGGATTACTCATACTAAATCTACCTGTTACGGTACCACCTGCATCGGATCTAATTTGATTTATGTCAGCGTGTATTCTACCCTTAACTGCGTGTTTAGTTATTGAATCTATAAATGTAGTGTGAGCTTTGTTTATCTCTCTTGCATCTGCAATCAGTTTTGGTAATTCGTGTGGGTGATTTTGTAAAAAGTTTTTTGTAAAACTTGGTTCTTTACTTTTTTCTGTTCTATCGTATGGAAGTTTTAGTTTATCAAAAGCTTTTGCAATAGATCTAGCTGCGTGTATTTCTACATCAACATTAGTTAAGTCTTTGATTCTACTGACAATTTTAGCTTCTCTTTCCATAAGATTTTTTTTAATTTTAGCTGCTCTTTCAAGATCAACTCTTACACCTTTAAATCTCATATCTACTAAACAAGGAAATAATTTTGTCTCTAAATTAAATACATCCCAAAGTTCTTCTTTATATAATTCTGTTTCTAATCTCTTCCAAAGTTTAAGTGTAGACTCTGCATCACGTTCTGCGTATTGACCTACAAATAATGCAGGTAATCTCCACATATCTTTTTTAGGATCTAAACCATATTCTTTTGCTGCTGCATTTAAAATGCTTTCATCTTTACCCATACCTACATAAAATTTTGCCAGTGTATTTAATGCATAAGACATTCTGTTCTCATCTATTAAAGACGCTGCTATCATTGTGTCTACTATTTTACCCTTAACAATTATACCTGCTGACCTTAACCAGCAAATATCGTACATTGCATTGTGAAATATAAAGGTAGTATCTACCTGGCTACAAATATCTTTTAGCCAATTTAACACTAGATTTTTATCCATATTACCACCAGATTCGTGGTGGATAGGAAAATAGCCTGACCAGCCCTCTACGGCCACCGCAACGCCAGCAATATGGCCTTTTCCAGTCACATTACCAGAGCCTAGCTCCTTTAAATGTGGATCATTAGTCTCTAAATCGATTGCTATTTCTTTTGCACCTTTGAGATTTTTTAATTCTTCTGGCATTACCCACTCTGTTTCTGGAGTGAACAAAGGTATTTGTGTATTTCTCATTCGTAATCCCTTTCGATTATCATATCAATATAGTGTTTAGCTTTTAGAAGGTCTTCTCTTCCACCTTTTTTAGATGCTCTCACTATGTATTTTATAGCGTTCCCCTCCGCGAAAAGCAACTTGTTTTTATTTATAAACTCTGCGGGCTGAATGACAAAATCTTGATAGTGACTTCCACCAACCTGTCTGACTAAAGATTTTAAATCTCCTAATTTAGCATTTTTATTTATTACTCCTGATTCGAAAAGTTTTTTATATGTTTTTTTCATAGTATATAAGCTCGATCAAAATCCTTTGGATCTAAGACGTGTAATTCACGCTTCGCTCTCGTCGCTCCAGTGTAGAATAATCTATGTAATTCATCCGGGTCGTGACTAAACGTTTCTAGCGCTGCATTAGTTATGTCTTGCATCAATAAAACTTTGTCGGCTTCTCCTCCTTTTGCTCCGTGTATTGTTGACATTATGATACGAGGATTTTTATTTATCATCTCACCATTCGCCCTCATATTACGAATGTAATTCTCTGTGATATTATCTAAGCCTTCAAAGGCATCATACCAAACACTATCAGTTAGTAATCCGTGTTCAGCTTTACAATCTCTCATTAAATATTTTTGATCAGTATGAAGTGTTTTAGCCTTTCTAAATCCTTCTAATACATTTGATCCTAAATATTCATATATATTTTTTATTTCTAAATAATTTAATGAAGCATTAGCACGCCAAGCTTCCCAATTATTTAATGCTAACAATAATTTAAGTGGTATAGAGTTTCGTCCCTTGTATTGATAGTACCAGCCACGCAGTTCACATACTTCTTTGACCTGATCTAAAAAATGATTTGCTGATGATAAAACTAACCAATTACCTTTAGACATATCTACTTGTGTAATATCCGAATATCTTTTTAATATTCCTTCTTCGACCCTAGGTTTATAATTTTTATCAAATCTATTTTCTACTTGATTAATTATTTTTTGTGATAATTCGTGTATTGGTCCACCAGGAATACGATAGGATTGATCTAATGTTTGTATATCATCTACTTCTTCTTTAAGTGCTATGAAGTGATCTACATCTGCACCGGCCCATTTAAATATTGCCTGGTCATCATCACCTGCAATATAAGTCTTACCGGCTTCAGCCCAAATCTTTCTGACCATTTCCCATTGTAATAAAGATAAGTCTTGAGCTTCATCTATAAATAATACTTCAAACTTATTTGTAGTTTCTTTTAATAAATAATCTTCAATCAAATCGTTGAAGTCTTTGAGTCCTTTTTCTTTTTTAAATCTTTTTAGTTCTTCTGCTAATAAAAATAACGTGTTTCTTTCTATGTCTAATATATTTTTTCTTGAATCATAATATTCTAATAAGTCCATTCGCTTAACAGCTGCTGTATTTATTATTGTAAGATATTCATTATCAGAATTAAATGTACCATCTCCATCAGAAAATTTTGCAACTTTAATTGGAATACCACACTTCTCACCAAACTCTTTGTAGTCTTGGCTACCCATCATTTTTTCTCTAGTCATTGATAACTGATTAAATGCATAAGAATGCAAAGTTCTAAAATAAGTTAGATCATCTTCTACATCCAAGTTAAATTTTTCCGCAGCCCTAGTCGCTGCTTCTGTTGCAGCTTTCTTTGTAAAAGAAAAATAACCTATTTGTTTAGGTCTTATTCCTTGTTGTATAAACTGATCCACTAGATTCAACAACGTTGTTGTTTTGCCTGTTCCAGGAGGTCCCAGTATTATTGTTTTCATATTTTTTTACCTTACGTTCAAGTATTTTGTTTTTAAGTTTAAGTTCTTCATTTTCTTTTTCTAATTTTTCTATCCGCAATCTAAAGCGTAAATGCCAGTTAACTCCTATATCATTATCAAACATTAAAAGTTTTCTATTTCATATGGTGTTTTAGATACCGACGCTTCTGTTTGTTTCATTGTTTTAATTTTTACTAATCTTGGTTGTTGTTTTTTTATTCTTACTCTCTCTTCTCCAACAAAATTTTCTAATCTTTTTATTAAGTTACCTGTTTTAGTTTTATCCATTTCCCAATGATTCCTTTTACAAAAATTATAAAAGTCTTCCATTCTAAAATAAGTAAATTCTTTTTTATCATCCGTGTATGGGAGCTTATTAAATACATCATCAATCGTTCTAGCCGACTGTCTGTTCGTCGTCCAATCTTGTAGTAATCCTGTAATTTCATTTTCCGGATGTAAAGATTCTAAAGGTTCTACTTCTTGTAAATCTTGCATCATTGGTTTTAAAAAATGTTGCTTCCAATCTTTTGGTTTAGGTACAGGTACAATTAAATTTGCTTGATCTAAACAAGCTAAAGCAAACAAAGGTGGACTATAAAGTTGTTCTGATTTTAATTCGATTCTTTTTTTATCCACACTTAAAAACCATTGTGGTGGATTAGATGAATACTTAGTTAAACTTCCAAGGACAGGCATTTCCTCTTCCCCAAAACCTACACCAAATCTTTTTGTTCTACATAAACCTGATTGACATACTGCATTGATAGGTGCATCTTTACATCTATATTTGTCGTAACCTTTTCTATTTACAGATTTAATTAATTGTTGAACCTCACTATTACTTAATGGTGGTTCCATAAATTTTTGATTAGCTTTTACAATCTCATCTTCCCAAGTATCTGGAGAAGATTGTTTGTAGTAAACTGCTATATTAAATAATGCATTATTCCTAGACCCCTCACCAAAACCAATTGTTGCTAATTTGTTTAAGCAAGGAGGTCCTCCAGGAAATGCTTCTTCTATTTTTTTCTTTTCCGTTTTAATTTGTTCCACCTCTTCTTTTCCACAAGCCAAAACATCATAGAGCTTATAAAATTCCTCAAGTGTACAACCGGAGCCATTATCGTTGATAGCATAACGTAGTCCTTTCATATCATTGTAGTAGGGTAAATTTAAAAAGTTACCAGTGTCCCCACGTTCCACCAGTATCTCTGTTTGTTTAGGAAAAATTTCTGATCCTTCATATCCAAGTATGATAGATATTTCTTTTAATTTTGACTGCATCAATGATGCAGGAATGTTCTCTTTGGTAAATAAAAATACGTGAGCACCGCCTGATTTAGAACGGCAAACAATTAATGGGAGGTTAAGATTTCGTATGCTTTGAATGAGGCTAGTGTGATCGAAATTATACTCGTCAATATCAATGCACCCCCAGCGACAATCGTTATTTTCTGTAATAGGGATAATTCCAAGGGCTGCTCCTTTTCCTTCGAGATGGTTTTTCCAGAGTTCATCTGTGACGGTGCCACGTACAATAAAAGCTTTGCCTTTTTGCTTTCCGTTTTCACCTCGTTCACCGGGTTGATATTGTCCATATGCTATAGTTAATCCGTTAAATATATTTTTGAATTTGTTCATTATCACTTCTCATTTCTTTGTAAAGGGGAAAGTTTCCTTTCCCCTTATTTTTATTAGTAAGGAGTTGAATCCTTAACTTTCTCTTCTACATCAGCTTTTGTTTGAACGGTCCCTTTAGATACATTTCCAGAAAAATTCTTTGCATCTAAATACAAAGTCTTATCTGCTTGTCCTAAAATTCTGTCCTGCGTTACAACCCAGCCATACCAAGAACCTTTGTCGTTCTTTTGTAAGGTAGATGCTAGATTATAAACAACTCCGTGCATAGGAGGTATAGCAAATCCCCCTTTACCATCAGCAATTTGTATGGTTTTCATCATTGAATTCCATTTTTTGCTAACGTTTAATTGAGTTGATTTCATTGTGATCAAAGCAGGTGTATAACCACCATTCTTTGTCTCAATCATTACATAGTAAGAAGCTGTCTCTTCTAAATAGTTACCGTTAGGTAATCTTATTTTAGAGCCATCTCTTTTACCTGTTGCGATTATCGGACTGTTCGGTAAGTGTACAGCCACAGGAGCACCCGGACCATCACCTCTATCCGACCACTCAGGATAATCTTTCTTATAGTAACAAGGAATTATCTTGATACCTTTTTTACCATCGTATAGTTCGCTGGTAACAGTATTATAGATCATACCAGGTTTGGCACCTTCTATATACTTTGCATCACCATCAGTTACCTGTGGTGATAGCTGTCCTAAGATTCTGACAAATGGTAACGCCATATCGTCTTGCGTCATATTTTCAAAACCTTTGGATACGTCATCACCAAACAGTGCTAGTGATGTGTCTTGTTTAGCTTTTATTTCATTAGCCATTATACATTCTCCATTAGTTATTTCCGGGTGATTTTAGTTTTGTCTTTAATCCAAGTATTAAAGACATCAGAAGGCATATCGAGCCCGGACTCAATACGCTCTCTGAATAGAGCAGTTAATGTCATCCAAGCCACATCAGATTTCTGTTGTGGTTCGTATCCATTCTCTGCTGCAAGGTCCAACAATTGTTTCGCCTTGTCATCTTCTCCTTTACCAAAAGTAACAAAGATATTGTTTTTAATAATATCTCCTAAATTCTGGTCACGAAGCCATTGATAGGCTGCAGTTCTCTTCGCTTCATCTTTTGGAAGAGTGCACCTAAATTCTTTTTTAACAGATACTTTAGATCCATCAGCTAACTTAATTTCTGATAATCCTTGTTCTGCTAATAATTCTGGTATTACTCTTGAACTAATTTGATCAGCTTCTTCTTTTTTCATTTTAAGCTTTTCTTCTAGTTCTTCTATATCGTCCTCTACTTTTTTTAACTTTACACATTCTTGTGCAACCGTTGTCACCTCTACATTATCTAAAAGATCTTTCGAATCTTCTAACATCATATTTCTTACATCTTCACTCATAGTTATCCTTTCTGATACATATCTACTTCAAGTGGATAGTATCTGTATTCACGTTTATCCCACTTTAACATATTAAACTGCCCGGCTGTTACTTCACTTACAACTGCAGTAGATATACCTATTATTACAGGATCTCCTACAGCAAGTAAATAATCTTCTTTACGAAAATCTTGTAAATTCTTTTTCATCTTCTGCGTGTATGGTGCAGTAGAGAATATTGCCTGATCTCTATTAGGCAAACAAATTACAAGATACCCAAAGTCGGACGCACTTAATATATTTATATTAGGTGGGGGTTGTTGAATTACATAAACAAATTTTTCATTAGGATTACTTTTATGAAACTCTAAAAAGTTTGCTAATGATTCCGGTTTGTATAACTCAAATATTTTATTTTTCATTTCTTATTTCTTGACAAGGTTTAACATAGGATATATATACTTGTCAACTAGAAAGAATAAAAAAATTATGAAGTATAAATTTAAGACTAAGCCTTATAAGCATCAGCTTGTTGCGTTAGAAAAATCTTGGGACAAAGATGAGTTTGCTTATTTTATGGAAATGGGTACAGGTAAATCTAAAGTATTGGTTGATAATATGGCTATGCTTTACGATAAAGGTAAAATAAATGGGGCGCTAATTATAGCACCAAAAGGTGTATATAGAAACTGGTATTCACAAGAAATACCAAATCATTTAGCTAATCATATAGATCATAAATCTGTATTATGGACTGCAACTTCATCTAAAACAAAAGATAAAGAGTACCAACAATTATTAAAAATAGATTTAGACCTTCACATTCTTATAATGAATGTAGAAGCATTTTCGACAAAAAAAGGCCTTGAATTTGCCACAAGATTTCTTAATTGCCACAAAGCATTAATAGCTGTGGATGAGTCTACAACAATCAAAACACCAACTGCAAAAAGAACTAAAGCTATTTGTTCTATAGGTAAACTTGCAAAGTATAGACGGATTCTTACAGGATCGCCTGTAACTAAATCACCATTAGATTTATATACTCAATGTGAATTTTTAAATGAAAATCTTTTAGGGTTTACTTCTTATTATACTTTTAGAAATCGATATGCGATTATGAAAAATGCAAACTTTGGGGGTCGTAGAGTACAACTCGTTGGTGGCTATCAAAGACTTGATGAGCTGTCTCAAATCCTTAAACCTTTTTCCGATAGAGTATTAAAAGAAAATTGTTTAGACCTGCCTCCAAAAACTTATATTGAAAGACAAGTAGAATTAACGGATGAACAAAACAAAGCTTACTCTACTATGAAATCCGCGGCCCTCGCTTCTTTAAAAGGTAAGATGGCTACAGCTCCACACATCCTGACACAATTAATGAGATTACATCAAATTACTTGTGGTCATTTAAAAAATGATGATGACTCAATTACTGAAATAAAAAACAACAGAATTAATTCTTTAATAGAATTACTTGAAGAAGTAGAAGGTAAAGTTATTATCTGGGCCAACTATGTCTATGACATCAAACAGATTGTAGCTGCCATTACTAAAAAATATGGTGAACATTCTATTGTTCAATATTATGGTGCAATCCCAGCAGATGTGAGACAAAAAAATATAGAAAAGTTTCAAGATCCAAAATCTACTGTACGATTCTTTATTGGTAATCCACAGACCGGTGGATATGGAATCACGTTAACTGAAGCTAATAATGTGGTTTACTATTCTAATGGATATGATTTAGAAAAAAGACTACAGTCAGAAGACAGAGCACACAGAATAGGTCAAAAGAAGGCGGTAACATATGTTGATCTTATAGCACCTAAAACTGTTGATGAAAAGATTAGAAAAGCGTTGCGTAAAAAGATTAATATTGCTACAGAAGTTATGGGCGAAGAATTAAGGAATTGGATATGAAACC